TTCTCCCAGATAAATACACTTGGTCGGACGCAAGCAATGAGGACAATTGCGTACTCGATAAGGCTACTTTTTGCGCCTGCGAGTCCGGCACGCTTTCCAGCCATTGAGAAATCTTGGCAAGGCGATCCGAATGTGATAATGTCAATTCCTGTAAAGTCTCTTCCGTGAATAGAGGTAATATCTCCGATGTATTTTGCATTTGGAAAATTTTGTTTATAGTTTGCGATTGCGTGTTTGTCTATCTCTGAAAAATAATGTTCTGTAAATTGGTATCCTGCTCGTTGAAAACCGAGTGAAAAGCCACCAATTCCGCTGAATAGGTCTATGATTTTCATTATTCTTTATACTTTTCGTTAATAACATCTAAGTGCTGGTATATCATTTCCGATAAGTCGTTAGAATACGACTCAAAAGCATCAATGAGTACTTTGTCGTCCTTCATAGTTTTCTTGAATTGCTTAACTGCCTCTCCACTGTATAGTTTTAACCTGCGAAAAGCGAGTTTAAATTCGTGGCTGAACTTTGTATCATCAATTCCGTACATAAGTTCATTGAGGCTATCGGCATACGATAGGGCAAGAATAGCATAATGGGCTATTTTCTCACGCTTTAGAACTGGCATTACTACTGCTTTATCGTGTTCAGCAATTGCTATATTCATTAGGTTTTGCGCTTCTTGAGTGGTTATATTTAGCCCTCTCGCACGGAGTTCTGTTAAAAATCTATTGTTATTACTTTTATTCATTTTAAGTGTTTTTTTTATTTTGATGTTAGCAATTCCGAAAGTTCCTTACCTTGTGTAATGAGGTGGTTGTAAAAGAATTTCAAAGTATCTTCTTTTTTGAACCTCCTTATTTTTCCGTCAGGGTCATTGGTACTGTTTTGAAAATGCTCTATCAATGCCCTAATAGCACTATATTCTTGCTTATCCTTTGCCTTATTTTGCTCTTGTCGAAGTCGCTTCTCGGTTTCCGCTCGCATTAGTTGCTTGTCCTTTTCGGTGAGAGTAGCAAAATAAGGTTGTAATATACCTCGCTGATAGAGTGTATCATAAATAGGCACGGATAGCATAGGTAATTCCTTAGTTTCTTTGTACTCCTCAAAATGCTCATTGAGCCAGCGAAGCACGTTTTTTTCTTTTTCCTCCTCTGTCATTGTATTTTGATTTTCGGGTAATTGTGAAATGTTAATGTTATGCAATCGCTGAGTGTCTTGCAGCCATTGGCGATATTTCCCTAAAACCGTACAGACGTAAGACACGTCAAAGAATTGGAAATGCTCTGTCACGTCGCCAAATTCCCCACTTCTATCCATCTGAAAGGCTTTGTATATCTCTTGAAAAGAAAGTCCTGAAAAACGGCTAAAAACAGCATTCCATATTTCCTGCTTTTGCAAAGGGTCAATCTCTCCTTTAAGCCCTACAAGAGTAGCAATGCGAGTGAATACCATTCCGAATGTTGGGGCTATTACTTCGCGGTTAAGGTCTCTAAGTCGTGGATATTGATGACTTGTTTTAGCTATCGCCAAAGGTGTGAGTTCCCCAGCCTTGCATATTATTTCTAATGTTATCGGCTGTTTGGCGACCGACATAATACTGCTGTTTATCGCTTGTGGATTGTTGCTGTTGTCCGTTTGTAATGATATTTCCATTTTCATCTAATATGATTTGATTGTTAGCGGTTTGATGAGGGGATTGTATGCTGTGTAGCCAATCTGCCTCAAAACCTTTCCACTGTTTTTGTACTATGATACTCAATATCGCATTTATATCCTGCCTTGTTTTTCGCACCTGCTCAATGAATGTTTTAAACGCTCTTTCGGTATTGACGGCTTTCTTTGCCTTGCGTATCTTTAACCACTCATCTACAAGTTCAGGAGCAAAGCCTTCCGCAATCATTGCCTTTCTAAAATTGAAAGGAGGGGGGGCGGGCGCAACTGGGGGGGAGGTTTCTTTTTCAGCGTTTAAAGGCTGATTGTTTTCTTCTTCCTCGTCAAAATCGACACACGCGCTTTTTTGTTTCTTTTTTTCTAAAAAAGAAATATTATTTACTTTACTTTTCTTTATAGGCGTTTTTTCCGAATTTATAGCTATTTCTTCGGAGTTTATACCTATTTCTTCGGAAGAAATGAGGGTATATTCGGAAAAAACAATATTTCTTCTGGACGCTTTACACATTGCTAAGTACCTTTCTTGTACTCCTTTTGAGGTGTAAACGCCCTGTTCAAACATCTCAGCAGAAAATAATCCTACTTTCACACAGTAGTCTAAGACCGCTTCTATAAACTCAACTTTATCCCCAGTTTGCTCTGAGACTATAAAGCCAAAATCTTCATCGTTAAGCACGTAATATCCATTACGGTAGATAAAAGCCAAAACGCATATATAGACGCTCAATGCTCGCCCCGAATGATTTTTGATTAGTTTCCGAATCTTGATGTCAGAAAATATGTCCACATCTAAAGAAAAGTAACTGAAGCCTTGTTTTACGTTTCTTCCCATTACTTTTGTATTTTAGGTGTTATGTACTTGTTTAAAAAAAAACTCCCCTTGCCCTTAACTTGCTATTTGTACAATGGCACGCCAAATAATAACGCTCGCCAAAGACAAGGGGAGATAAATGAATGATGTATTTAGAATAACGTTGTTTGATTGAGATTGTCAATCATTCGTTGTAAATTCTTCTGCATTTGATGAAAGTATGAAGGCTTGAGTTCTATCCCTATAAAGTTGCGTTTTAGCCTCAAACTTTCGTGTCCCTCGCTGCCTATGCCACCAAATGGACTTAACACTGTTTCTCCCTCATTACTCCATAAATGCAAACAACGCCTGATAGTTTCGAGTTGTAATGGACAAATATGCTTCTCGTCTTTCTCATCACGTGCGCTGGTGTATTGCAAGGTATCGGAGTAATTGATATCATACCATACTGGCTCGGCATACTTTTGCCACAAATTCACTGGTAGATAATTCTCTTGTTTCTCATCAGTATCTTGGTGTGTAATAGGTACAAGATTATCACCTGCATTGCGAAACACTAAGATATAATCAGGAATACCCGTGCGTGACATACTACTGTCTTTTTTGATCGTTTTGTGCAGCAATCCGATAGACTTGGTACGGGTCATCTCTACTACTGGGCTCTTCCAAATTGTTATTCTATCGTGGTAAATAAACCCCTCTTTTTGGAAAGACTGAATGAGCATTCCTGAAAAGTCTTTGAGACCGATGTATCCGTCTTTGCCTTTCATTGCAGGTAAGTCCATACAATGTACAGCTACCAATCGCCCGCTTTTAATCACCCTTGCTAACTCTTTCACAAGGAATTGAAAGTGTACAAAAAACTCTTCATAATCTTGGCAGTTGCCCATATCACGAATATCATCTGAATAAACGTATAATTCGGCAAATGGGGGGCTAAATATTGAGAAGTCTATACTATCAGTAGGGAGTTTAGCCACCTCCTCTACGCAATCGCCGTGTATGGCTCTGAATGTAGGTGTTTGCATATTTCTTGGTTTTTAATCATTAATTCTTGCATTTGTTTGAATTGTATCTCTTTTTCTCTTATAGAACTCATAACATTCTGCATAGTGTCAGTAGTTATGATATTCACCGTTACATCACCTTTCTTTCCAAAGCGGTGTGAACGCCTTACTGCTTGGTAAAATCCTTCAAAAGAGAAATCAGGGCTCATAAAAGTTTGATGCAGACAGTGCTGAAAGTTTAGCCCGTACTTTGCTATTTGCGGTTTGGTTACTAACACCCTAAACTTCCCATCTACAAAATCTAACAGCTTTTGCGCTTTTCCCTCTGGCTCATCTTTCCCTGACACTTCTACCGCTCCACTAATACCTGCTGTTACCTCCTTGCTTTCGTCATTATGTTTTACCCATACAATATGAGGTTCATCATCAGCATTAGCAATCTCAATAGCCTTAGCGATACGTTGATCTTTGGTACGCCTTAATTCCTTATTAAAGTCAGTAGCTGATACAGCCATATCGGGGAATAATAAACCATTGCTGAAATCGTTTTGCGTAATAATTTGGTGTTCCTTGTAAATCACCTCTGATAAATCATACCCTTGCATTGGGTAACCTATATCAGCAGGATTGGTTAGCATTACCGCCCAACTCGATACGAACTGGTAGAACTTCTCTACAGCGTGCCCTTTTAATCGCCATTTACTTGTGTGATCTTGATCATTGATAAAGTAAGTAGCGAGCATTCCTAACCTACTTTGATAGCCTAAAAACTCTGAATGGTTTGCCAACTCCATAGGGTCATTAGGGGAGGGAGTAGCTGTAAAAGCAAACTTGTAAGGGGTATTATGGAAATACTCAAAAAGTTGCTTTTTTATTTGTCCCTCAAAGTTCTTCATTATTGAACTTTCATCTACTATCAGCCCCGCATACTCCTGGGGATTGATGTTGTGCAAATTCTCAAAGTTGGTGATCGTTACCTTATCAAGGTCAAACCCAAACTTTTCTGCTTCTCTTTTGGTTTGCGCTACCACTACTAATGGAGCAATGATTAACACGGGCTTGTTTGTGTAGCGAATGATTTGGCTCGCTGTTTCAAGTTCCATTACTGTCTTACCTAAACCGCAATCAGCAAATACAGCGTGTTTGCCTTTCATAATGTTTTGAGCAACTATATGCTGCTGAAAGGGGAATAGTTTAGGGTTCATCGGTAGTGGAGTAAATCCCTTATGATCCTTTGCCTTTTGCTTCTGCTGCAAAAATTTCTGATACTCATTCATTTTGATTTGAAATTAGAGATTTGATAAAGATTGCCGCGCGCTCAATCTCCTTTCAAATCGGGTTGTTAATTATTTTTGTAAGGTTTTAACCTATAGTAATTTTCAAAGTCGATTAGCCATTCAGGCTTTTTTGTCTTTTTGTTTAAAAAGTTTAGCAGTTCTAAATGATACTTCTGAAATATGGTTAGCAGTTCAGTATTAGGCGTTTCTCCTCCTAATATATTCAGGCGTTTTTGCGCTATATGAATATCTTGATTAAGTTTGAAATTATGAGTACTTTCCTCTGTATAACCTCCTATCTCCAACACCCACGCTAATAACTGACAACATCGTGCATCTGAAAGTACTTTTATTCCTGCCTGCTCTGCGGTCTCTACGATTGATTTATATAGTGTTTTCATATAAAATCTTTTTTCAAACATTTATTTAATGGTATATCCCATATTCTTT